TCGACGTAAGCGTCCGACATGGTGTAGCTCTTGTTGCCTGCCGCAATCTGCTCGGCCAGGAGCTTCTTCGCAGCAGTCTCGACTGCGTCCTCGGCCAGCTTCAGCGTGCCAGGGTTCTGCTGGGCGCTCGAGTAACCCACCTCGCCCAGCTGGACTGCGCCCCGCTCGCCCAGCTTCTGGACCTCCGCCAGCATGGCGTGCACCTTCTCATGCAGCTGCAGAGGAAGTGCGATCAGGAGCTTCGAGGCTTCCTCGAGGATCGCAGGAGCAACGACAACGTTGCCCGTACGGTACTCGTTCAGCTTGACCTTGATCTCGGACAGCTTGTTCGCCTGCTCGAGTTCAGCCAAGCGCTTGTTGTTCGACGCCTGCTCAGCAAGGAGAATGGCAATCGCCGGGTTGGTCTTGGCCAGCTCCGACAGTTCGATCTGATCCGGCGTACGGGCAGTACCGTCAGGGTTCACGGCACCAGCAGTCGTGGCGTCGTAGGTCTTGCCGTCGAGCTTCTGCTGCGGGTCGCCAGCGCCGTTGTTCGGAGCGTGGGTAGTGCCGGTGCGATCGGGCGGCGTACCGCCCTTATTGGTTGCCGCCTGGCGGTCCTCCTCGGCACGGGTCAGGATCTGGTCATCCTGCGAGCCGTCCTCGGCAAGGCCGTAAAGCTTGCGAAGCTTTGCGAGATCCATGCCCTTCCCTTCATTCGTTTTCTCTGCGAACGTCAGCTCGCTCAGGTTGACCGGAAGCAGGTCCTTCAGGAACGGACGGTTCGTGATACCGCCACCGAAGAGGACATCCCGATGCTGTACACCTGTCGCATCAGTCCACTCATCGTGGAACTCAGGACTGAAGTAGCGATAGGCACCTTCCTTGATCTTCTCGGCTGCGGACTTGGTCCACTCCACGAGAAGCATGAGAGCGTCGCCCTCAATCCTGGCATCCTCAACCCAACCAGCAGCTTCGTTCCCCTTAGTGGGGTCAGCTTTGTGATCGTAGTCGATGTCAAGAGCAATGCCACGCACTCGGTTCTTCACACTGTCAGCGAAGCGCTTAATGCGGTCCGCTGTGAAGCTAATCTGACCGTAGGCCGGGTGCTTATAGTCGCCCACCCGCATAGCCATGATCCAGGACTTAGGCTTCTCTCCCTCGGAGAACGCTGTCCCACGCAGATCGGCATAGTAGCCAAAGCGCGCCATGTCCCTCCCTCCCGGCCTGTACTCTGTGCATATTATATCACAGAGTCTTCTGTGACGTCAAGTACGTCAATCATGAAAGTTCTAAGGTGCAAGGAACTACAACAGTTCCGTCCCACAAGCCCTCTGCAGACGCGGGAATCTCTACCAAGGCCGAACTCCACACGCTCAGGGACAGTGTTCCCGCATTAAAGATCCTGTAGCGCTCTACGGTATCCTTAGTGCCCGAATTGTAAATACGGTAGCGTTCAACAGTGTCCTTCTGCTGAGCACTGCCTCCGAGGATGTTGTACTGCTCGGCCTGATCCTTGGTGATGGAGTTGAGGACGCGATAGGTTTCGCTCTGGTCTTTGGTAGCGGCATTGAAGACACGGTAGGTCTCGTTCTGGTTCTTAGTGACAGCATTAAGTACACGGTAAGATTCGGTCTGGTCTTTGGTGACAGAATTAAAGACACGGTAACTTTCTACCGTATCCTTCTGCTGTGCGGTGCCGCTAAGGATATTGTAGACCTCAACAGTATCCTTGGTAATGGCATTAAAGACTCTGTAGGACTCAGCCTGGTTCTTCGTAACAGAGTTCAGGACACGATAGCTCTCCGCAGTATCCTTAGTGATCGAGTTAAGGACCCGATACGACTCTGCCTGGTTCTTTGTGACAGAATTAAGGACCCGGTAAGACTCTGCAGTATCCTTGGTGACGCTGTTGAGTACCCGGTAGCTCTCCGCCTGGTTCTTGGTGATGGCATTGAAGACTCTGTAACTCTCTACAGTGTCCTTAGTAATGGTGGAGGCAGGAGTCAGGATCTCGATGGCGGCGGTGACGTATGTCATGTTACCACCAGCAGTGGTGGTATTCACTCCATAGGTCTGGGACGACGTACTAACCGATGCTTGGTAGGCATGATAGTCGACGCCATTGGAACCTACGTGATCGTCTCTAACCTGCTCCTCAGTGCCTGACCCGAAGTACGTTCGGCCTGCAGGGTCCTTCGATGCAACATCGCCACCAGTCCACGAGATGGTGCTCGTTGCGGACGATGGAGTGATTGTGCCTTGGATGTTACCTGTAGTGCCTGTAGACGAGGCAGTGACAGGTGAGCCTGCCAAGGACCCTGACGGCCATCGCTCTACGGTCATCGAGCCACGTAGACTACTTCCAGGAGTGGAGCTGACCGTCATCGATCCGGGCGAGCCCGAGATAGTGGCAGTATAGATAGCACACCACTGGTTGAAGCCGCCGGGGGCGTTGACGACTCTGCTGGTGTACGTCTGGCTGCCTCCGGTTGGAGCCCCCAACGGCGAGCCAGTATCCCACGTGTCCAGCTTGACAACCAAGACCTCACCATTAGACGGCGTGAACGATGCCGTCGTGAGTGGTGTAGTGTTTTGTGGCGTCAGCTGGACATTGTAGGTGGCAATCGGAGTGGCCACATGAGGCCCCTATCAGCCGTCGAAGGTGACTCGGAAGGTGAAGCCGTCACCGGTCATGGCACCAGTAGAAGCGCTTACAGTACGCTTGAGCCAGACAGCCTTACACTGCCCCGCAGCTAGAGTACCGATCGACTTGGAGCTAGTGTCGAAGGTACCCACGGCTGAAGGCGCAGTGTTCTCGTTAGCCACAGGACCATCAGCCTGAGCGGAGGCCGAGCCAGCCGAGGAGGTAGCAACGTTGTCTAGTGCGGCCGTCGTAGCGCCACCGCCACCAACCTCGGAAACAATCTGAGCCGTCACGTTCAACGCTGAGTCAGTCGAGTGCGAGTTGTACACGAAGATGCACGAGTACTCAGTATCACCAGCCGACGCTTCGGTAGAGTTCACGTCATCGAAGAAGACATTCGCTGAGCCCGAAACATCGGTCGTAGACATGTACTTGCCCAGCGATCCTGCACGAGTACCGGCAGTGCTGTTACCAGCAGAGCCAGTCCCAACGCTGTAGCGGATCTTTATATCTGCCGCAACCACGGCCATGTCAGTACCTCACAATCAGGGTGTTCGGAGGTGTGTCAGGAGGCACAGGTACACCTACAGCTAAGACGAGGACGTGGGACCCATGGCTGTAGGCGGCATAGAGCGTACCCAGCGATGCACTCTGTGCTGGGAGAATTGCCGAAAAGTTAATCGTACCGGCATTGTAAGGGACCTGCGCAGAGTACTCAACGCGCACATCGTCACCCTCAATGACGACTGTGTAGGTCCAGTTCGCAGGACTCCAGTTAGGATCATTAGTACCGTAGACTGGAAGGGTGAAGACACCATTCGAAGGCACTGCCGTGGACAGCTGATCTCCAGGCAAGATCACGTCAGGACCCAGTGTGTACCTCAGAGTAGTAGGAATCCTGAAGATGACCTTCTCCGCTTTGAGGAGCGGATTGAGAGCACCATTAACTGTTACTAGCGTCGGTGTTGCCATTACTTACCTCCCGACGAATCGCGTCCTGCAGTAGACGCAGGAGGCTTGGCCGTAGGTGCCCCTTGACGAGGAGGCCCAACTCGAGGAGGCTGGACAGGATTGACATTGCTGCTAGACGGATTGTCCTGTGGAGCATTAGGATCCTGCGGCGCAGCGATTGGAGTACGCGTCTCGAAGTCAATCTCAGGCAAGTCATTCTCTTCGCGCAGGTGTCTCTCCAGCGTCTCATCCGGTACGATCAAGGAGGCACCAACGTAGTTGCGGAGGGTGAACGACTGCGTACGTGCATCCTCCCACTCACCAATCCGGCGCACCTTCAGAATGGGCACCTTGACTCGGGAGTAGTTGAGGTTCACAAGGTCCGCAATCACGAAGCGGTTCATCGTATCAGCGACGCACTCAGCTACGTATCGGGTTGCCTTGTAGAAGGTCTCCAGGCTTTCCTTCTTAGTGTTCGCCGCAGTCAGGAACGGTGCTAGCACATTGACCATGATCATGTCATTGTGGTGACTGATCGACACCATACAGTCAACTGGCTGACCCTCGAGCTTAGCAAACATGATGTCCCAGTTTGGCGGCAGTACGATATGTGACCGCTCGTTCGTACGGAGGTTACGACCAATCTGCTCGGCCAGCTTCTTGTCTTCTGCCTTCCATCCAGGAGGCATCTTGATGACAGGAACACCAATGCCGTGACGCTCCTTCTGGATGGCATCGATCTTGTACAGTGTATCCTTGTACTGGTAATGCTTGTACGCGGAACGCAGGATCGATATGCCACGCATGTCGCCAGCTTCAGCCTCTAGGCTGAACACAGCCAGCTTGCTGATGGGGATAAACACACCCTGAGGCTCTACGGGATTCAGTGGAGTCAACGGCGCTGTAGTGTTCGTGGCAGTGTCGAGAGTCTGAGGCTCCATAAGGATGCCTGCAGGTCCACCGTTGCTGTCGTAGATGAACTGCTGGATATCAGCAGGGTGGCGTGGAGCCAGCTTGCGCAAGCTCAGAAGTCCGTCAGGGTCCAGCTGGTAAACCTTTTCCATCACCATGTAGCCATATTCGCACATGAGGAGGATATCCTCTAGCGTACGACTCCAGGACGACGACATAGCGTAAAGGTTATCCTGTACCCTCTTAGCGACGTTCTTATCCCTCGCGGAGTCTGATCCGGGCTTCATGAACCAGTGAGCCGAGAGCACTGGCGTCTTGAACACACGCAGAGAACCTCGAACAATACCATCGAGGCGCTTCATGCGGTAGTACTCAGTAACACCCTGCTTATCCCGAAGCTTACTGTTCCACTCCTCACGAACCCAGGATGTCCACGGAGAAGGAGACGAGTAACCCAGCTCAGCCATTGGAATGGAGCCCTCGGCCAGCTGCGTGCTGTCAGCCTGGAGGTAGGACTGCATCGAGCCCTTGGGCCCTACCACAATGTAGGGGCTCTCACCAGTAAGAACATCACCACGCTCGGCCGAAACCACATCGTAGGCATCGAGGATCTCAGCCAGCGCCACCGATCCTGGATCACCCGATTCAGGGAGCTCGAAGAGCCCCGGCTGATCGCTCATACGAACTCCTAGAAGTTAAGGTCATCCCAGCTGAAGAAGCCGCCATCTCCCGTAGGTGCGAAAGCATCACGGCCAGGAGTGAGGTCGCCTACTCCTTGGTAGACGTCGGTAAGCCGCGAGTTGCAGCCCAGTTTGAAGATATGCATGAGTCCGTAGCGAAGTGCGTCGAGTGCATGATCGTCGTACTTCTTCGCCTGCTCCCGCACGTTGACTTCCGGCCGTGTATCCGGAGCCCGATAGTTATTGAACTCGCGGATAAGATTCTTACACGAATGATCGACAAAGAGCTTGGGCCGCTTAAGAGGCGTCCCGTTCTCATCGCAGACGACAATGTTTCCGGCTGGTGAGTAAACATCTCTCAGCTTCAGGTAGCTCTTGACAAGGTCGATACCCTCACGCCAGTTCTTCTTCGCCTCCGGTTCAGCGTACGCCGGGACGAAGTTCTCGGATATAGATACGCAAGCTTCTGGGTCCGCGGCATCCCCGAAAGCAAGGTCAAGGTGATAGCCCTCTGGCTGTTCCATATTACGCATATACGCGATATGCTCAGAGAGCTGCCGGTACGGCTGGTAGTACTCTCGCCACACGTGTACGTTGTCCTGAGGGTCAACCTGGAACCAAATCCATGCCCAAGGATTCGTAAAGCCTGGGTCATATCCGACGTAAGAGTCCCAAGCAGGATTGAACTTGACATCTGTGACATGAGCACTCTCCTGCCACTCTCCGTAGATCTTACCTACGAAGGCTGAGAAGTCTGCCCCAATTTCCTGAAGGAACCACTCGTGAGTAGTCGTTCGCTCAATCTCGACGACTTCCGGATCTTCACGGCCAAGAGGGTAGACGTACGGATTATCCCACGACGGGAACTGCCAAGAGTCGTAGGCTGGGAAACTCGAATCACGGCCCAGTTGCCAAAGACCGTGAAGCCAATTGAAACCCTCAGGAGTTGTAGGGAATGTGGCAGAGCCCCGCTTGTCAGCAAGAGCAGGCCGTATGAACCTCTCCCAGACGTCCTTCCGATGCTTCGCAGCTTCGGACATGATCGCAAAGTCGAGCTTCTCACCAACCAGATTCTCAGGGTGATCTGCAGAGCGACACTCGACGCGAGTCTTCCAGGGGAACTCAATATACATCTCCCCCTGTTTCTTGTTGTAGGCCTTCTTAACCTTGCGGTTGCGTCCAAAGCCAAGCTGCAGAATGAACAAGTCCCACAGAACGCGGAACTCCTTCTCAGCAAGGTCATACGTAGGCCCAACAATCCAGCCTCGCCGGTCCGGAACCATCAGGCCAGGAGCCTCATCCATCGCCGACATTCTACTCTTACCAAATCGTCGCCCGCAGACAGGCACACGAAAGCGCGCAGGGCTGTTATGAAAGAGCCACTGCTTGGGATGCGGCTCATACCCCACGTGATCGAAGAACTTGCGCTTGTCTACGTACTGCGGCATGTTAGTCCTTCCGCCAGAATATGGTGAGGTCGAATGGTTCCTCTTCAGGCTCTACTTCTCGGATAGGTGGAAGGCAGCCAGTGCAGCTCGCCTGCTGGCAGTACGGGTAGTGCATACCGGTTCCATACTGCGGCATTAGGTGAGTATTCACCTCTTGCCAAACGTTCTTGACCTTGGCGTCCATCAGTCACACTCCGTCGGAACAGGTAGAGGCGGCCTCTGCTTGCGAAGGGCATCGTCCTTCTGTATAAGAGCTATGTAGTCCTCGAATGTACCCTTTCGGGCCTCCTGAGAGGTTTTCGGGTTCGAAAGCACAATCAGGAGGTTGTTGAACGCTGCCCGCTCACCGTCACCCAAGCTGGCACGTGCTTGGGTGTTCTGCTGGTCAGCCACCATGTAGTTAGCTATGCAGTCTCGCATGCGGTAGTTATCGACGTAAAGTACGACCAGGCCTATGGAAAGCACGAGGATCATTATCCACGACCCTTCCAGCACTCTCCGCCACGGCGGGCTTAAGGTGCGCACTAGCTCTCCTAATCACTGCTCGCTGCACCAAGGTCTTCGCTACGCCAACAGCGTAGCCAGCTATCGTCATGCCAGGCACTACAACGGCAACTTTAACAATCCACTCACCCTGCTCCGGCGTCAACAGGTTCCTCCTTCAGTCGGCTCGGTAGTGGTGGGTACACCGCTAACCAGGTCCCCGTAGGCACACCCAGCAGTACAGGATCAGGCAATGGGCCATTTCTAAACAGGTACACGTACAACGCTGCGCCTATGACCACACTCCACACTGCCAATACTGTCGAGAGAAACCTAATCCTGTACTGCTCTGTCGTCACCGCGGCTCCCTACCTTGTTAAACAACCGCTTGAGCAGCCCTCCAAACTCCACACGCCATTATTCCTTTGCCGGTCCTGTGCGAGCTGGTTAGGCTTCCCTGCCTTAGGTGGTCAGCTCTTCTTTAAGGTTTCTTTCTAGTGCCCCTCGC